TCACAGTTATTTTCATCTTGAATGACATATCAGGTTTATCATCACAGTACAGGAAACCACTTTCAGTAAATTCTCTCAACCCGAAGTCAGTGCCGTTATATTTCAGTGTGCAGAGATATCTGTTCTTTCCTTGCGGTTTATCAACAAACGCTTTATTATCATTTAAATACACACATTCAGAAGCATAAGCCACATAAGCGTTACTGGAAAAGGCACGGTTAAAACCGCTTTCTTTTTGCGCAGTACTAGCACTTTCAATGTATCCCTGTTCAAGCACAAAGCCGTCACCTCTAAGGAACTTTGTATCATCACGCAATCTTGAACTGATACCCATTTCTACATAATAAGGATTGATGATACTGACCGGGTTACTAAGCATATAAATAGGAACATACCGAACCTGTTCACCTTGTCCTCTTGCAATGCTAGTGTGTACGCTCAAAAGTTTCTTAATCTCATCTGCGCAATAGTGATTAGTTTCACTCTGAAATTCATCAAATATCAATCTCTGAATATCAGAAAACAGGTGGCTGTACTTCTTAATCTGGTCTGCACTGTTAAGAGATAAAGCGTAACCACAGCTTTTTTCATCTATGAACAACTCATGGAAGATACCGCTTGCACGTCTTTTACTTGTCATTTCATGCCCTTTAAAGAACAAAGAGCCTAAGTCTTTAAAGAACTTATCTGTTACATCGTCTAATTCATAATTGTATCTGTATATTAGTCCGAACTTTTCACCTTTATCAAAAAATCTATTGACGCAAAGTCTCCCAAAATATGTAGTCTTACCACCTGTTCTATTTGTAGTACACATATAAATTTCAGGTTTATTCCCGTTTATGTCAAGCATTGACAAAAGTTTTGTCCCATCATAGTACTTGCACAATGAAAAAACACCTCACTTTCCTAAAAATATTATAACATACCTCTTGCAAAAAGTCAATAAATGTGTTATAATAAAAATAAAAAAGGAAAGGAGGTATTAACCAGTGGAGCAATTCTACCCTATCGTTATAGCACTTGTATTTAACGTGTTAGACCTGCTAACAGGTATTATAAGTGCCGTGCGAATGAAGGACTTGCAGTCAAGCAAATTACGAGACGGGCTTTTCAAAAAGGTTGGATTTATGATATGTTATTTTCTTGCATGGCTGATTGATACATACGGTACTATTGTAGGATTCAATCTGAATGTAGCAATTCTGCCTATTATTGTACTGTACGCATGTACAACTGAATTAGTTTCCATACTTGAAAATGTAGCAAAAATCAACCCGGATATTTTACCAGAAAAATTAACAAGCCTGTTTCATGTAGCAGATTTAAAGGAGGACGATAATGACGTACAGTAAAGATTTAATTGGGCTGTATCAGGTAAATACTAAATCGTCAGAACTTATGCTTCGTTCTGGTTCAAGCACAAAATACACAGCTATAGACCACATGCCAAAAGGTGCTTTTGTGTACGGCTTAGGGGCAAAAGAGAATAACTTTTTAATGTGCTGTTATCTTTCTTCTACAGACCAGAACTATGGTTATGCTTCGTTGGATTATCTAGTAAAGGTTGGTGATTAAGAGTGGCTGAGCCTAACATCAATAAAGCTTACACATGGGCTATCCAAACGTGTAATGCTCCTAACGTAGGGTATAGTCAGGCTTACCGCAACCAACGAACTGTAAATGGAGTAACTTACTATGACTGTTCCAGTTTTGTGTGGTACGCTCTAATAGCAGGCGGCTTTGACTGTGTAACAGCTAATGGCGGTTCAACTTGGCCTTTTACAACTAGTACGATGGCAAGCGTTTTAACAAAACTTGGATTTACAGAAGTTGACGCAAGTGGTGAATATCTCCCCGGTGATATAGGGCTGTCAAGTGGACACACTGAAATGTGCTATCAGGGCGGTAGCGGTTCTGGCATTTTTATGGGAGCGCATACGGCGAACGCCGCATTAGCTTTTCAAGTATCAATAGGAAATTCAAGTGGTGACACAACCTATACACGCTCATTTACACGGATATTTAGATACGGTGACGGTGGTGCAGTTGGCTATGGTTCAAGTGCTTATGTGTGCGCGGCTATGGCAGGAAACTTTTGGCAGGAAAGCAATATCAATCCGGGTGTTTGGGAAGGACTTAGTGAGGGTACATGGACTGACTTGCTAAAAGGATACGGGCTTGGACAATGGACTAACACAGGTGGCGATACACACGGGCGTCTTTACCAGATGTATGAATGGGTTACTGGACAGGGCTATGATGTAGCAAGCGGAACAGGACAGTGTGCTTACATTGTTGAAGAAAATACATGGTATCAGCAACAGGAAGCTAGTAGTTTCGCAAGCCTATCAGAGTTTTTATCATCAGATAGTACAGACCTTGAAGCCTTGACACACGCATGGAATATTGGATGGGAGGGTATACACGATTCATCATGGGATGATAGAGTTGAGTACGCAGAAAAGTGTTATGATTATATTACAGAACATGCACAAGACCCAGAAATAACTGTGTGGATAGTTGGTAACAGATATTTGTCCGAAGATGAAATCTTAAATAATGCAGTTATGTTGTACCGATATTTCTCGTCTGGCGGTGGCGGCGGTGGTACACCCTCTAAACGCAAAAAGAAAATGCCTATATGGATGTGGATAAGGTACAAATATTAACATAACAATTAAGAAAGGAGAAAACAAAATGCTTTTCACAGTAGGTACTTACAAACACGAATCAGGTTTCACTATTATGGTTGATGAAAATGGTGCAGTAATGCTCTCGCCAAACCACCCTCTTAGTCTTAGGCTTAGTGAAATCTTTGATACAAGCAAGTGGACAAAAATCGAGTAAAGGAGTAAAGCTATGGCAGTTAAAACAAGAGAAGAAATAATGAACAGTATCAACGAGCGTTTTGGCGAACAGACTGATGATGAAACGATTGCTTTCATTGAGGATGTTAGCGACACACTCACAGACTTAACAGAAAAAGCACAGGGAGACGGAACTGACTGGAAAAAGAAATACGAGGACAATGACAAAGAATGGAGACAGAAATACAAAGACAGATTTTTCTCGAAAGTTGACGATAATGAACCAGATGTAGACCCAGAACCTAAAAAGCCTACACGGTTTGAAGATTTATTTAAAATTAAGGAGGATTAAATAATGGCTAGAAGAATTGCGGTTTCGACGCTTAATGCGTCCACGATTGATATTTTAAATGTTATCCGGCAGAACGCTTCCTACGATTATCAGCAGAACGTCCCGGAAGTTACCACTGCGAATGACATTCCAAAAGTCGGTGAAGTGATTTATGGCACACCTGCTTTTGCTAACCAGTTTCTTAACGCACTGGTAAACAGAATTGCGCTTGTTCGGGTACAGAGTGCTACCTTTAATAACCCGTATGCTATTCTCAAAAAAGGGTATCTGGAATACGGTGAAACTGTTGAGGAAATCTTTGTCAAGATTGCAAACGTGGTGGACTTCTCCGCTGAAAAGGCAAATGGCAGAGAGTTTAAACGTACTATTCCCGATGTGAAGTCTGCTTTCCATGTTATGAACTGGCGTGTAATGTACCCGGTTACGGTGCAGGACGAGGATTTAAGACAGGCTTTCCTTTCGCTTGACGGTGTGCAGAATCTTATTGCAAAGATTGTTGACAGCGTTTATACGGCGGCAGAGTATGACGAGTTTCTTATCTTTAAGTATATGCTCATTAAGGCAGTTGCCCATGGTAAGATGTATCCGCTTAGTATTGGTGCAGGTACTGACCTTAGTGAAGCCGCAGTTGGTTTCCGTGGTACGTCTAACCTGTTACAGTTTATGAGTACTAAATATAATGAAGCCGCTGTGCAGACAAATACACCGAAAGACCGTCAGGTTATTTTCATGGATAGTATGTTCAATGCACAGTTTGATGTGAATGTTCTTGCTAGTGCATTTAACATGGATAAGGCTGACTTCATGGGGCGTCTGTTCCTGATTGATGATTGGACTAGTTTCGATAACGCAAGGTTCGATATTATCCGAGCTAACTCTGATGGTATTGCAGAGATTACTGATGAAGAGCTTGCACTTATGAAAGATGTTAAGGCTATCATTCTGGACGAAAACTGGTTTCAGATTTACGACAATAATAACAAGTTTACTGAAAAATATGTTGCGTCTGGTTTGTACTGGAATTACTTCTATCATGTGTGGAAAACGGTGTCCAACTCTCCGTACAGCAACGCTGTAGTATTTGTTACTGACAGTGCGGCTAGTGCGTTGCCTGATAGCGTGACGGTTGAGATTAAGGATAAGAGCGAAACGGATGAAGCTACCACCCTTACCCTTGTGCTTGACGATTCTGTTGCTAGTATTGCACCGAACAGTTTGCAGTTTGTGCAGACCGAAGCACTCACTACAGCAGGTATTGCGGTACATCCGTATGGCGCGCTTCTCATTCCTGCTTCTCAGGTGGCTAAGGAGATTACGCTTGTTGCTACGATTGGTGATACTACGTATACCGCAGGTGCTACAATTACAGCGGCTAGTGCAGTTGGCGCTACGATTAACCTTACAAAGTGAGATAACTAAATGTGATTATGTGGGAGTGTTGATTGTAAACGCTCCCACAGGAAAGCGGTGAAAATAATGTATATCGAACCCGGCACAAATATAAAACTTTTAAAGAATGTTCCTCTGGACAATACATATAATCACACGCTTTACTTTTACAGTGCGTCCGCTCAATCAGACTATTTTGCAGGTTTGGCAAAGTATAATTTAACTGGTTATACCTATCAGAGGGTTAAGAAAGGCGTTGCGCGTGTGGGTATAAAAGCTGACAATCTGTATGACTGTAATTATATGATGTTCCAGAACGCTAATTTTGGCACTAAATGGTTTTATGCTTTCATCACTTCCGTCGAATATGTGAACAATGAAACGAGTGACGTTTTCTTTGAAATTGACGTAATGCAGACATGGTTCTTTGATTACAGTTTGCAAAGATGTTTTGTCGAAAGAGAACACACTTCTACTGATGTGATTGGGCAACATATTGAACCAGAAAGCGTTGCAACTGGCGAATACGTTATGAATAGTTATAAACCTATAACGTATATGACAGATATGTGCGTTATTATTGCAATCGTTGATACAAATGATACAACTGATGGCACATTATATGACGGCATTTACGGTAGCGCACAGCTTTGGGTTTATAGTAGTACAGATACACAAGCAATCAATGATAAGATTAACGAATATATTCAACAAACAGACGCTATACTTAGTATTTATATGTGTCCTAAAATATTTATCGGAGAAATTCCTAGTACTAACAGGCTTAGCTATGGGCAAAGTGCTGTAACAACTACGATATCTCTTGACGCAATTAGTGGCACAGAAAGTCTTGATGGATATACACCCAAAAATAAAAAACTATACACATATCCATACAATTTCTATCATGTGGACAACGCCGCAGG